AGGATTGCTTGGCTCTCGTTGACTGTCTCAAAAAGAGATTCGGTTGCCTCTGGGGAATGCCCTGTGAGAGTCCCTAGAAATGCATACATGAGAGCCTGTGGATCGTGCCCATACCCAAGCTCTTCATTCACTAGAGACGCAAGCAACCACGCAAGAGACATCACTGTCGCTGATGTGACTGCCTCATAACTCACGCTCTCAGCCGCTAACACCTCATAGATCTTGCACACGTGTGAGTTGATTCTATTTGCGGTTTGCTCGATCTCTTTCTTTAGCTTTTCCTCTTCATCCATTGCCGCGCTCCCAGATTAATAAATCCCCGTTCTCATTTCGCGACTCGTCTGCGTCTTTGTACCATCGACGCATGAGCGCAACTGACGTTCCTATTCTGACATCAGGTGTATAGACTTGCATAGCCTCTTTCATCACACGCGATAGCTCATCAGCCGCAGCACCCGCGTTTCGTTCTGGGACTTCTGCTATGATCTCATCATGAATAAACATCACGGGGCGCGAGCCGAATAGCGGGCTGTGTGTGTTCGTGTAGCAGGATAGGGCAACGTGATATAGCGCAGCCTTTGCGCCGTCCGCTGCGAGCCCTTGAAAGAAAGAGTTACACGCACTCGTGAACCGCAAGCCCCCGCGAAACCTATTAGAGATAAACTGTTTGAGCTTAGCGTCGGGGTGTCTCGTTATGACACCAACGTGATCAAAGTATTTCCGCATCTCAGGCCATGCCGCGAACCAATCCTCTCGTATCTTACGCGCTGCGTCGCCTTTCAAATTGATACCATAGTTGCCTGCGTATTTTCTAAACGTCTCTGACGACATGCCTCCAGGGTAACCAAAGTTTGCAGCCTTAGAAATCTGTCGCGTTTTGCGAATCTCTTTATCGCCCGCTGCTAGTCTTTGCTCTGCGTCTTGATATGAGATGTTGAGGATCTGCGCGGCAAGGCGCAGGTGCGGATCTGTCCCCGCGTTGATAGCATCAGCCAAAGCCGAACTCTGAAATAGCCAAACGCAGACCTGAGCCAACGTGCACATTTCCAAAGAGCTGTAATCACATGCCGCATAAACGTATCCCCTTCTCGGAATGAAACACTCGCGCAAACCTGTTGCCCTATGAGGGTTTTGCAAATTGGGATTCCTGCACGAGGTGCGCCCTGTCTCGACTAGCGTGTTGTAGCTAGGTTGTACCGGACCTCGCAGTCCCTTTTTGAGATGCTTGATCCAAACACCTTTGAGTTTCTCTGCCCCTTTGAACTCTTGTAAAGCTCTCAATGCGGGGTGATCGCAACGCTGTAGAGTTTGGTCGTCTGTCTTTACTTGCCCGCACTTGGTTGTAGGCGTTGCCATACCAAGGCAATCGGTTACGAGGGCTCTGATCTTTGCCATGTTCTTGACGCCGTTAGGGCGTATCAATTCGAGACGCTTGAGGTGCTCGCGCTGCTCGCTCAACGTAGCCTCTAACCTGTTCTCTAATTGAGACACGGCACGGGGATCTGTGATGACACCCCAACACGACATCAAATGCAGAGCAAACGCTGCTCGTGCCTGCGATGTCTCGTTTTGCAACACGCTTTGGTGTGCCTCTTGCTGCTCGTAGATGTCGAACGTAACCTGTGCATCTTTTCGGGCGTATTCTTTAGCCCCAGCAGGCCAGTCTGAGATCGGGGTGTGCGTCAGCTCTGAGTATCTTAGACGCCAATCATCCTTCTCTAGTTTTATTTTGAGACGACGCTGCGTGATACTGGCTAACGAATACTCTCGCTTGTGTGTGCGTTGTCGATCGTCTCGATATGAGCCACGAAAACAACCGGCTGCGATGTCTATCAGTTGCTCACGCAATCCCGTGTCGTGAATGCGCCCTTCGTTGTAGGCTGTGAATATAGGCTGTATCAAAGTGGGATCGTTCTGCGCTAGAACGCCCATGTCAAAAGCTACGTTGTGCCCTACGATATGCAACCCGCTACCTAGCAGCTTGTGCATACGCTGCCCTAGCTCGTTACGGTGCACCAAACCTGAGGCATTCCCGTCGCAATACGAGACGCACACAAGGCGCGGGGCTAGCTTGCCCTGCTTGATTAGGTGTGTCTCTGTGTCTATCGCGCAGATCTGCCGTGTCCCTTGTATCATTCTGGGAATCCTTAGTCGCAATATGAGAGGGGCGTAGGTAGCCGAGGCACAACAACCCAACAAACACCGGAGCAAAACCAACCCCCGGCTACCTACTAGAGACTACTTATCGAGCACGTCTGTAATTCACGACCGTGAAATCGTTACCCTGCTTTGATGGTTTGTTGTACGCATCAGCCATCACAACCATACCCACTAGAGGCTGGTTGTCACTGGTGCATTCTGAGACAACATCAGCGGTGACATCGTTTGTGTTTGATGCCGTTGCTGCTGCGATGAAGTTTTTGACGTCCTGCAAAAAGTACTGCTTGAACTTTCCTTTGGTTGTCATCCACGAGATCTGATCGCCGACTTCTACATGCGGATTCGATGACGAGATCACCTCAAAGTCTGCAACAAAGTAAGGGCGGCCCTCGCCTTGATCTGCCTTGCCGTCTTTGACACGGACAATCTCAAGCTCAAACTTACCCGGTGGGATCCATACTGTGTCACCTTGCGACCGACGTTGTGATGTGACTTCTTCAATACCTTCATAAACTGACATGTGTTTTCCCCTTTTGGGATTTAGTTACTGGTTACTAGTTCTCTGGCTCGGCTTGCGCTCTGCCTCTTTATCAACACATCTGATCTATAACAGATGCGTATGACAGTTTTTGCTTAGATCCTAGAGTTGTCTCAATATAAGATGCATCATCTAGGGCCTGTTTAAATGCGTTCTGTAGGGGTTTAGTGTGAGTCCATACTCTATAGACGACCTCGTCTGCTTGCTGCCCTGGTCGGTGCTGCCTGCCCAGTAGCTGCTCCCACGTTGCGCCTGAGCTAGGGCATGTCAAAACGAGACTCTGTGCATAGGCTTGCAGATTCTTGCCTGTACTATGCGCTTGAATGCTCAAGATTGCATGAGCTTGCTCGTTCTCAATATGCGACAATAGAGCAGCGGTGTCTCTCTGACCCGCGCCATAGTAAGGGAGCCCCGTCATGGCTGCGAGCTTAAAGCCCAATGCTTTATTATCTACCCACACCAAGCAAGGATCTTTAGGCAGCGCGACGCGGTGCAGTATCTTATCGCAAAACCAGACAGCCTCGGTTGTTGGTGGTGGCGTTGTTTGCTTGGCTTCTTTCCATTCCCAAAATAGGATTGAATCCTCAGTGAGGTTCCCTGATGCGTAAGCGTTCCAAACTAACAGCTCTGTATCCGTGGCTGGCTTTCGCGATTGTCTGCGGACTAGCTGTCTCCATTCTGATCTACTGCGCAACCATGTCTCTTTCTGCGATGGCGACACCGATCGATCCCACACCCAACGATAGTAGAAACCTAGACTCAGCTCTCTAGCTTTACGGTAGTAATCAAGCGAATCAGAGACATCCTCGCCAGCGGGTGTGACCCATTCTGATTCAAGCTCGTGCAGCGCTGTCTTAATTTGCGACGGTGGCTGCAGCTTTTGCTTGATGATCACGAGCGATGTCCCTAGCTCGCTCTCGCGTGTGCATACGACGCCAGGTGTATCCACTAACCTTCGCCGGTAGCCCTCGCGGGGTGTCTCGTTTTCGGAACACAGAAACCGCAACGCGCCGGGGGCTGTTCTCATTTCGGGACGCACGCCCTCGTCTAAAGCGTTTGCCCAATCAGACATCTCAGGCCAACGTAGAGGCAGCGGGCACCCGTCAGGTAGCGCGAGCTTGATCAGGTGCCAGTATTCTCGAATGGATTTTTTTGTGACTGTGCCAGACATCGCGACGAATCTCGTTTCGGGATTGGCTCGCATGTATCTCAGGAATCGTTTGGTGCGTGCTGCTCTTGCGTGCTTGAGATAGTGCACCTCATCACACACGATTAGATCGGGGTTGAGTTCATCGAGCAGTGTCTTTCCTCTTTTGGTACTGAGTGCGCTGTAGGAAACAACACGAGAGCCGTCGCAAAATGGGATCGGGATCTGCCAATCCTTTGACAACTCGCGGCAGTATTTTGACACAGTAGCTGCGCGTAGCTGTGCAGGTACTAACAGAAGCGGTCTCTCACACGGGATCATCAGCGGCGCGAGCAGAGAGATCAGGGTTTTACCGTGACCCACACCGATAGGCGCAAAGAGCCCCCGCTGTAGCCCCATCTCAGTAAGCGCGACAGCTTGTATCATTCTGAGACGCATCGATCCCTCAGGCGTCTTGAGCGCTTCTGTCAGAGTCTCAATGTAAGACTCTGCGCCCTCGCTCCAATCGCGACGGGGTAGGCTCTCGATACGCCGGAAGTCTTTTGATCTCAGCACTGTTCTCATTTTGACACCTGCAAAAGCCCGCCCTCTGTCGAAACTGTTTCGGAGTAGATCCAACAGAGGACGAGCGCCCGCAGAATTGCGGGCTCTATCTCATCTCAATAGCTAAACAATATCCGTTGACGATGACGTGCCTACCTGAGCTTGCAACTAGGTAGAACACGCCACCATCCAAGATCTCAATATGAGAAAAATGACCGCTGATCATTTCGTGACCCAGTGCTGTCGCGCACATCACTGAGTAATTTACCTTTCTCTCTACCTGTGTCGTGGGGGTTACACAGGAAGGCAGAAAGAAAAGCAGAAAAGACAGCAGCCAATTTCTCATTTTGATACCTCATCTTATAGCACGGACAACCTCTGTCGCATTTTCAATCAAGACCTCAATGCAATCTTTGATCATCAGGTTTGAACTCTCGACCACGATTTTACCACGCAGGGGCTCAGTCTGTAGCGCAGCCGTGACCGATTTTGAGAATCGCGCTGGGCCCTCACCAAACCGAATGAATCGGTAGTCCTCGACACTGTTGTCTGTTGCGCACTGCGTCGCGATCTCGCGCAAACGTTTAGTGATATCCTCGCCACCGCTTGACGGTAGGCAATTGATATAGAGCGTGTAGCCTTCTGCGACTGCTGGCGCACACGGTTGATCGACTGTGCTCGTTTCCTCAGGCACATCAGCGCATGCAACCAGTACCGGCTGTGTCTCGTTCTGCGACTCAGCTTTAGACACCACGAGTTCAGCCACCTCTTTGACTTTGGCGGTTGGCTTTGGCTTGTTCTTGCTGCCCTTAGGCCGACCGCGCCCGCGTGTTTTTGTAGCTGCTTTGGGCTTTGGCTCTTCGTAAAATGCCTCTACCTTTTGCTCTATGATCTCCTCGTCTATTTGCCCATCACTAGGACCGTTATCGACAGGCTCGGTCTCAGTTTGAGACTCGGGCTCTGCTTGTGGCGGGTTGATGCTGACGACTTCAGCGACGGGTGCCTCTGCTGCAGGCTCTGGTTTTGGTTGCGGTGCGCGTTTTTGCGACCGTGCTTTCAGTGTGTCCAATAGTGATGACATTGAGTCACTGCCTTCCTCTGTGTTGTTGGTATTGATGCCGAAATACACCGGCTGTTTTTCGCATTTTGAGATATGCGGACACCCGCCATAGGCCCCACATGCTTTGTAGTTTGGTTCGACGTCTAGTGCGCGCTCTGCTGTGCGTCTCAACTGCACGAGCTTTGTCGCGTTTTCGGACATCGGGAAGTAGGTGCGCTCTAGTTGAATGCGCGTTGTGGTTACGTCTAAACTGCGTGCCTCTGGTGCGCCGCGTGTTAGGTAGTAAACCCATTTTAGATTGAGCTTGTCAGTGAGTCCCATTTTGCGAGTCGTCGCCAGATGCATCCCGTAGATAACGCCCTGTGGATCTCGCTCTAACTCATCAGGCTTGAGCATATAGCGCAGGTTCGATGTTGTCTTGTGGTCCCCGACAAAGTCATCCCCCATAAAATCGATCAGCCCGTAGTAAGTCAGGTCTGAGTTGAATCTCAATTTGAACTCTTGCTCTACGCCTGTGACTGATGCGCGAGGGGGCAGCAGGTGCATCCCCGACGCAAAGATTCTGCCGTGTTTCGTTTTGAGATCGGGCACTGTGCCGTCGCGCAGGTAGTTCTCTGCGTCTGTGTGCACGTTAGTGCCTAGCATCTGCGGTGCCGTTGACTCGCTTACGATTCCATCAATCTTGTAGAACGCCCACTTGCGCAGGCACCCGGTCTCAAGATCGAACGCTGTCTTATATTGCGACGCACTAATCGGGTACTCGCTCATCCTACAACCTCCAAGTGCGGTGCGGTTTTGATTCGCTGATCAAACTCGTGTGCGATTTCGGGACGATACTTCTGCACCCAAGATCTTAGGTTGATGGGGATCACCTCGTGCAGAACTCGCTTTGTGCCGTCGCCTGATGCGCGCACCCGCTTGCGGTCTGCTTTGGTTTTCTTAACGCTGATGCTGGCGAGAGCTTTGCCGATATCCTTTAGATCTAGAATCCGATATTGCGACAGGTAGGAATCCCACGCCTGCTGAATTGCATAGGCTGCGATCTCAACTGTCCCACTTTGGGAATTGTAGCGGTGCAAGTTGTCCAGTTGTGAGTTGTTGTCGAGCGGTGCGGGCTGCATGATCCAGTTTACGATCCACTCACAGATCAAGCTCGTGCTGTCATTGTCTACAACAAGCGCAACGATGTTGTCGTCTACAGATCCCTCAACCAAGAAACGATCACCGCTCACTACCTCGCGATTCTCATTTAGCCAAAGCGCGTGCTGTGGGATCTTCCTCAACATCCACTCTGTCTGATTCCCATTTTGAACCATGCGCACCATGTACTCTCTGGCCTTCTGCTCTGATTCTATTTTGAGAAACCGTTTAGCGATTGCCTCTGTCGATTCGCTCGTGTGCGTGCCCTTAAACTGAAGCACGTTGTCCTCATTGGTTGTGATGATTAAACGGATTGCGCCTTTTAGCTGAGTCACTGGCAGGTACTTGCGGTTTAACTCTCGTGAGGTTGTCGCAATTAGAGATCTGAGCTTCTCGCTCATCTGCTCGTCCCGCATTGAGATACCCTCATCTGCTACTATCAAGGGCATCTTTGACAAGCTGCCGTTGAACGCGCCCGTCGCATTTTGCAAATTAGTGGGGACGCCAACCTCCCAGAGATTCGCGAGCCCGAAACATAGCAAGCTCTTGCCGATTCCCTGCGAGCCCTGCAGCACCAACGCACAGCAGATCCTATCTAGGCTAGGCACGCACGCGATCCAATCAAGCAGCTTATCGTGTAGCTCTCCGCCCATTACTGTTAGCCAATCATGGACCTCTTGATCAAACACCGGTCGCAAAGTGAGATCTCTACGGGCTGTTGCTTCTGTGAATATCTTTGTCTTGGGATTGAACGTGCTGAACGGGGCGGCTATGTCTGCCTCTATTCGTTTTGCGACTTGCCCGTACTGCGTGCGCAGGCGGTTGATCTTCTTAGGTGATGGCACACCCTGAGCGCTAACGACATCAAGCTGCACCCGAGTCCCAAAAGGACACAGGTATTCTCGTACTGCCTCGCTTGCGTCATCTTTGCCAAACGGGCCCTCATAGCCTGTTTGCGTAAGAAAGAAATTCGCAGAGCCGCAATACACGATCGCCTGTTTCTCAATCTGCGACACCGGCACACCGTGCATCTCTGAGATCAAAGACATCTCAGGATCTGTGTAGTCGTGCCCTTCCCCGTCTGCCCGGATGTTGCTGTTGATGCGTTGGCGATTACTCAACCGCTGCTCTGCGCGGTGTTGGCGTTCCTCGGCTAGGGCTTGCTGTTTGCGTTTGATCTTTGCTGCCATCTCTCGAACGGCACCGTCAACGCCGATCTCAAATTGACGCACCTGATAAAGGTCTTCGAGGCTGTCTCGAAATAGGACAGCCGCGTGATCTGCATCGATGTTCGACCAACGCTCTGCGAGATGACAAGCCATCAGGAACATAGCGTTGTCTCGTGTTGTGTCTGTAACGAATGCGATCCCATCAGCTACACGCTCAAGATACACAGAGAGCTTGCGCTTGTGGTCTGTTGTACCTCGCGACAGCTTCTTTGCCTCTTTGCGTAAATCCGATTTTGAGATCTCTAGAGTTGAGGCAAACTCTGCAGCCGCTGCACTCTCACGAGCTGTGATGCGGGGGAGGTCAGAATCAGAAAGCCAACGACCTGCGTTGTGGAAATAGAAAGCCTCTGGTTTGCGCTCTGTTGGTGAGCTGTAAACGTAATAGGGCTGACTGATTTTGCGAACACCTTTGTCGTTAGCATTCCCAATTAGAGAATCGACACGAGCTTGAACAGCTTTGTACTCTGCGGGCTCTACTCTTTCCGCTAGAGGTAAAACGATTCGCACTTTGACATTAGCGTCGGCGGGTAACTCGGGGTGCTTGTGATTAAAGGATGAGTACATCACAAACTCAAATTGAGACAGCGTGTCGAATATTTCGGTCACTCGTGCATCTGAAACGCAATCAATATCTAAAGCCATTGCGTCAATGAACTCGACGTTCTTATCGTTGCGTATTGCGTCAGTTGCTATTTTACCAAACACAAAATTCTGTGTGTCTTTTTGCGACGTTGTTTTGTGCGTTGTTAATACGCGTACCCAGTGATTCCACTCGCGAGTAATTGGACACGATCTGAGCACACCTTTAGCGCTATGAAACCGTGAAAATGTTAGCTCGCGAGAGGCTGCGGTGTCTGCCATGTTTAACCCCTCGATGTGTTTGTTGATTTGTCTCAATCTGAGACGGCCCCAGATCAACCCATATCAAAGCATATAGGAGCGGTCTATAGGTTTTTGTCCTAATTTGAGACGGTCTCATTATGAGACGGGCCCCCGATCGGGGGTCAGAGGGGCGCAGAGGGGGCCAGGAAATTATTTAATGATTCCGGTAGGTTATAGCTACTGTCCCCCCTTCCCCCTTGAAAAGGATAATAAGTAAGTAAGGGTATTAAAGAGGAATAAATAAATGGGAAATAATAAATCCGAAAATGGGAAAGTGAAGAGAAGAGTATAAGGAGGTTTTGAGTAGGGGGGCCAGGGGTCAGGGGTCCATATCAAGCACCGCATGATCCCAGATTGAGTCATGCTGTTCAGTGATTGAGAGCACGAGGCTCTGCCGTAGTTGCTGTCGCACCTGTAGCAGTTTGAGATCTGTTGCGTTGGTGGCGTTATGTAGCGTTATGTCGTTGATGACTTCGCAGAGCATCTCATAATGAGACGATGTGAAATCAAAACCCCGTGTTGATAGCGCGTCGAACACCGATTCCATTTCGCGAACAGAGCTAATCTCTACAACCCGGCTAGTGCGCACCTCGACCGCCAGCTCACACAGACGATTAGCAAGCTCACCAACCGTTAGATCTGGCGCAATGGGGTGGTAGATACCCGGCTGAGTCTGTCGCATTTTGCGATCCATATTCCTGATGACGTTTCGAAGTAGTTTGATTGGTCCCATGTGCCCTCCCTACTCAACATTATGATGTCTCAATATGACACATTTTGGGATTGCCCTGGTACATATGACTTGGTAGGGTTGGGTATGGATACTTCAGAGAATAATTTTGTAGAGGACATGTGGTCACAGATGTGCATCAACGCAGACCTAGACAACGACAAAGCTGTCTATGTGTTGAAAGATGTCGCGGTGATCTTTGGCGTCTCAATGTCTACCGTCAGACGTTGGAGCAATTCGAAAAAGCTCAACTCGTGGCTACTCGGACCACGCAAGCGAGTTGTCGCAATTCAGGAATTGAAGAGATACCTTGCCGCACAGGTGCAATCAGTGCACGGGGTTGAGCAGGTGCGTCATGCAAGTTGAAAACGTGCAGCTCGAAACACTGCTGCATGATCCTGCCAACGTTAGGCAACACGATGTGCGAAACCTTGACGCAATCAAGGCAAGCCTAAAGCGATTCGGGCAACAGAAGCCGATCGTGGTTGATGGGGATGGGATTGTCGTTGCAGGAAACGGCACTTTGGCAGCGTTTCGCGAATTGGGATGGTCGCAAATTGACATTGTGCGCACAGAGCTAAAGGGCGCAGAAGCGATCGCTTACGCAATTGCAGACAACCGCACAGCGGAATTAGCAAATTGGGACGACTCTGCGCTGGCTCAGACTCTGACAGCTCTGCGATCTGAAGATCCCAGTTTGCTACAGGATGCGGGTTTCCTAGAGGACGAATTCGCAAAGCTGCTAGATTTCGAAGATGACGACGCACCGCAGCAAGATTTCGCAAATCGAGATTTTGAGGATGACGTGTTACCCGAGGCACCCGAGCCGATCACGCAACCGGGCGATGTGATCGAGCTAGGGAACCAGCGGTTGATCTGTGGCGATTGCATCGAAGAGATGCGCAAGATGCCAGATAGCTCAGTGGATGCAGTGGTTACAGATCCCCCATATGGACTAGGCTTTATGGGGAAGGATTGGGATTGCTCTGTTCCTGGGTCCGATTTTGCGAATGAGGCTTTGCGTGTACTGAAACCGGGCGGGCACCTAATCGCGTTCGCTGCAACGCGCACTGTTCACAGGCTAGCGGTAGCTCTCGAAGATTCCGGTTTTGAGATTCGCGACATGATTGGTTGGCTGCAGTGGCAAGGATTCCCAAAATCGGTCGATGTCTCAAAGAAGATTGACGAGGCAGCAGGGGCAGAGCGGGAGGCTTTAGGGCGTGCAAAGGGAGCGGGGACAAGCAACACCAATAGTCTAGGAGTGTACTCTCCAGAATACAATGACACAAAACCCGAAATAGACGACGCCAAAACGTGGTCAGGGTGGGGCACAGCGTTAAAGCCTGCGCAAGAGCCTGCGCTATTGTGTCGCAAACCGCTACAGGGCACCGTGTCAGAGAACGTCCTAAAATGGGGCACAGGCGCATTGAACATCGACGGTTGCAGAATAGGACAAGGGGATCCTGCGTGGCCCGGTCCCTCTGACGGGGATTCTGGTTGGGAGGGTAGAGCGGGTTTCACTGGGGGCGAATGGGTTTCAGGGCTTACCAGCGGCGGTGAAGCTCGAACGCAGCAGGGCGGCAGGTGGCCCGCCAATATCTACTATTGCCCAAAGCCAACGCGCAGCGAACGGGATGAAGGCTGCGAGGAATTGCCAAAACGAATCAAGCGAAACAAACTCCCGTCGCATAATGGGACAGGAAACTTTCGCAGCGTAGACAAGAAACCGCTCCCTGAAGTCGGCAACTTTCACCCAACCGTAAAACCTGTTCACCTGACGCGCTGGCTCGTGCGTCTCATAACGCCACCGGGCGGGATCGTGCTTGAGCCCTTCGCGGGTAGTGGCACAACGTTGCTAGCTAGTGAGCGCGAGGGCTTTACCTGTGTCGGCATTGAACGAGAGCCGTCCTATTGTGACATTGTGCGGGCACGGCTGGATAAGTTGGTGGGTTCCTGATGTGTCTCAATATGGTACACTGAGCACACACAACGCGAAGGGGTTACCGTGGCAAGACCAAAAAAACCGATTGATTATGAGATGGCGTATAGGCTGGCGCGCATCCATTGCACGAACGAAGAGATGGCTCTGTGCTTGGGCTTTAGTGTCTCGTATTGGTACGATCTGCTCAAACGTGATCATAAGTTATCAGAGGGCGTTGAAAAAGCGCGGGGCGAGGGGCGCGCATCGCTGCGTCGTCTGCAGTGGCAAAATGCTACACAGGGAAATGTCACAATGCAAATCTGGTTGGGCAAACAGATCTTGTCGCAAACTGACACACAGCGAACAGAGCTAACGGGCAGGGACGGTGATGCAATCAGAATCCAAGAAGAAGCTGCCGCCGCACGAGACGTTATCGAAGCTGCAATCGCTCGCGCAGTTAAGCGAGACAGAGCGGACGAATCTCATATCGAGACTGACACCGAAACAGCTCATTGACCTAAATTGGGATTGGCGGTTTTGGGCTCGCCCTGAACAGCTCGCGCCCGTTGGTGACTGGCGCATTTGGTTAATATTGGCAGGTCGCGGTTTTGGCAAAACGAGAACAGGGGCAGAGTACGTGCGCGAGTGTGTCAATTCGGGACAGGCTAGACGGATCGCGCTAGTAGGGCGCACCGCTGCAGACGT